GGGCAAGTGGGAGAAGCCGAACAACATCCTCAACAACTGGAGGGTTACGAAAACCACACTAAGGTTAGGTAGTAGAGTTATTGGAAAGTGTATGATGGGATCAACATCAAACTCTTTAGACAAAGGTGGTAGAAACTTTAAAAAACTTTATGATGACTCAGATGTTACAAAAAGGAACAGCAATGGACAGACTCGCTCAGGATTATATTCTTTGTTCATACCTATGGAATGGAACTACGAAGGATACATTGATTCTTATGGGTTACCTGTCTTCGACACACCAGAGAAACATACTGAGGGACCGCATGGGGAAAAAATAAAACTAGGCGTAATAGAATATTGGAATAATGAAGTAGAAGGTTTAAAAGATGACCAAGATGGTTTAAATGAATTTTATAGACAATTTCCAAGAACAACTAAGCACGCGTTTAGAGATGAATCTAAACAATCATTGTTTAATCTAACAAAAATATATCAACAAATAGATTATAATGAAGATATAAAAAATTCTATAAGTGTAGTACAAGGAAGTTTTCAATGGGAAAATGGTAATCAAGACACAAGAGTAATATTTGTACCTAATAAAAATGGTAGATTTTTTGTAACTTGGGTTCCACCATTAGAACTTCAAAATAGAAGATTTTTAAAAAATGGAGTTAATTATCCAGCTAACGAGCATTGCGGTGCTTTTGGATGTGATCCATATGATATATCAGGAACTGTAGATAAAAGAGGTTCTAACGGATCTTTACATGGTTTAACAAAGTTTAGCATGGAAGAAGTTCCACCAAATCATTTTTTCTTAGAATATATAGCTAGACCTCAAACAGCTGAAATATTTTTTGAAGATGTATTAATGGCTTGTGTGTTTTACGGCATGCCTATATTAGCGGAAAACAATAAACCAAGACTACTTTATTATTTTAAACGTAGAGGTTACAGAGGTTTTGCTATGAATAGACCAGATAAAAAAAGAAACAAATTATCTGTTACAGAAAGAGAAATAGGTGGTATACCTAATTCAAGTGAAGATATTAAACAAGCTCATGCATCAGCTATTGAAACCTATATAGAACATTTTGTAGGTTTAAAAGAAACAGGTTATGGTGATATGTATTTTCAACGTACACTAGAAGATTGGTCTAAGTTTAATATAAACAATAGAACAACTCATGATGCTTCTATTAGCTCAGGACTTGCTTTAATGGCTTGTAATAAACACAGATACACACCTATAAATAAAAAAGAATTAAAACCAGTTGACTTAGGTATTAAAAAATACGACAACAAAGGTACTTTATCAAAAATTTTAAATTAATGAATATATATACTAATACCAGAAGTGATTTCCCTAGTCAAGTAGTTAGTGACGCTGAGAAAGCAAGTATTGAATACGGTAAGCAGGTAGCACAAGCTATCGAACACGAGTGGTTTTCTCAAGGTAGAACAAGTGGTAATAGATATTTAACAGCTTGGAATAATTTTCACCAATTAAGATTATATGCTAGAGGAGAACAGTCTATTCAAAAATATAAAGATGAACTGTCTATAAATGGTGACTTAAGCTATTTAAATCTAGACTGGAAACCAGTTCCTATTTTATCTAAATTTGTAGATATAGTTGTAAATGGTATATCAGAAAGAACTTATGATATAAAAGCTTACGCACAAGATCCTGAGTCAGTAAAGAAAAGAACAAAGTACGCTTCTAAAATATATGAAGACATGTTATCTAAAGAATATTTAGATAATTTAAAAAATACATTAGGTATAGATTTATATCAAGTACCTAATCCAAATCTTTTACCGGAAACAGATGAAGAATTAGAACTTCATATGCAATTAAGTTATAAGCAATCATTAGAAATAGCAGAAGAAGAAGCTTTATCTAGTGTAATGGCTCAAAACAAATATGATTTAATTAGACGAAGATTAAACATGGATCTTACTGTTTTAGGTATTGCAGCTGTTAAAACAGATTTTAATACTGCTAATGGTATAACTATAGATTACGTTGATCCTGCTTATATGGTTTATTCTTATACAGAAGATCCTAACTTTGAAGATATATATTATGTAGGTGAATTAAAAGCTATAACAATACCTGAGCTTAAAAAAGAATTTCCTTATATATCTAATGAAGAATTAGAACGTATACAAAATATGCCAGGTAATAGATCTTATGTTACTGGTTGGGGTGATTATGATTCTAATACTGTACAGGTTTTATATTTTGATTATAAAACATATCATAATCAAACTTTTAAAATTAAAAAAACAGATCAAGGTTTATTAAAAGCTATTGAAAAACCAGATACATTTAATCCACCAGAAAATGAAACATTTGAAAAAGTTTCAAGATCTATAGAAGTTTTATATAGCGGAGCTAAAGTATTAGGAACTGACACAATGTTAAAGTGGGAATTAGCAAAAAATATGTCTAGACCTTATGCAGATACAACTAAAGTTAAAATGAATTATTCTATTTGTGCACCTAGAATATATAAAGGTAGAATAGAATCTTTGGTTAGTAAAACAATTGGTTTTGCTGATATGATTCAATTAACTCATTTAAAGTTGCAACAAGTAATGTCTAGAATAGTACCAGATGGTGTTTATTTAGATATGGACGGACTTGCAGAGGTTGATCTTGGTAATGGTACTAATTATAATCCTGCTGAAGCATTAAACATGTATTTTCAAACAGGTTCTATTGTTGGTAGATCACTTACACAAGATGGCGATATAAATCCTGGTAAAGTTCCAATTCAAGAATTAAATTCTAGTTCTGGTCAAAGTAAAATACAAAGTCTTATAAACACATATCAATATTATTTACAAATGATACGTGATGTGACCGGGCTTAATGAAGCTAGAGATGGTAGCACACCTGATAAAAACACATTAGTAGGATTACAGAAAATGGCTGCTAGCGCATCTAATGTTGCTACAAGACATATTAAGCAAGCTGGTTCTTATTTAACTCTTAGAACTGCAGAAAATATTTCTTTAAAAATAGCTGATGCTTTAGAGTTTCCATTAACAGCTGAATCATTAACTAATTCTATTAGTAATTATAATGTTAATACTTTAAAAGAAGTTGTTAATCTTAATTTACATGATTTTGGTATATTCTTAGAATTAGAACCAGATGATGAAGAAAAAGCTCAATTAGAGCAGAATATTCAAGTTGCTATACAGTCAAATGGTATTGATCTTGAAGATGCTATTGATTTAAGACAAATAAAAAATCTTAAGTTAGCTAATCAATTACTTAAAGTAAAGCGTAAGCAAAAAGCTATTAAAGATCAAGAGAATGCTCAAGCTAATATTAGAGCTCAAGCAGAATCTCAAGCAGATGCTAATGAAAAAATAGCAATGAATGAGGTTCAAAAACAAGAAGCTATTAGTGGTTCTAAAGTTCAATATGAGCAAGCTAGAACACAAATGGAAATACAAAAAATGAATAATCAAGCTCAACTTGATATGCAAAAAATGCAAATGCAACATGAGTTTGATATGGAGTTAGCTCGTATGCAAACACAAGCTCAATCTCAAAATAATTCTGCAAAAGAAGCAGCTAAAGACAGGCGTATAAAAATAGAAGGTACGCAACAAAGTAAAATGATTTCGCAAAGAAAAAACGATAGCGATCCTATAAACTTTGAACTAGAAGGTTCTGGTGGACCAATGGAACCAGGTTTATAGATTTATTTAATTATTTAATTATATTATATTATGTCAGAAAAACAAGCGGCCGTTGAGGTCAAGCAAGAAGGTGAATTTAAGTTAAAAACTAAAAAGAAAACACCTAAAAAATTAAACGAAACTAAAGATAATATTACTAAAATCAGTGTTAATCCAAAAGAACCTTTGATTGAATTAGAACCAGAGGTTAAAAAAGTAGTAATTCCAAAACAAGAAGAAAAAGAAGATGCCATTCAAATCGGAGAAACAAAGGAGGTATCTGTGGAAGAACCATCCGGAGATAGCACAGAGGTGGGAGAACCTGTACAAGAGTCCAACGAGACTACTGAAGGGTTTTCTCCGATCCAAGAAGTAACAGAAGAAGAAGTCAAAGAAGTTGAAGCTGAGGTTAAAGAAGCTATAAGAGATGAAAAAGTTTTAGGTAAACCATTACCTGAAAACATTGAAAAACTTGTAAGCTTCATGGAAGAAACCGGTGGTACTATAGAAGATTATACTAGATTAAATGCTGACTATACAAATGTAGATGAAACTACATTGTTGAAAGAGTATTATAAAAAATCTAAACCACACTTAGATTTAGAAGAAATTAATTTCATAATGGAAGAAAAATTCGATTATGATACCGATATTGACGAAGAGCGAGAAGTCAAAAGAAAAAAACTCGCTAAAAAAGAAGAGGTTGCAAAAGCCAAAAACTATTTAGAAGATCTTAAGAGTAAATATTACGAGGAAATCAAGTTGAGACCCGGCGTAACTCAAGATCAACAAAAAGCAATGGATTTTTTCAATCGCTATAACAAGCAACAAGAAGTAGCTGAAAAACAACACGAATTATTTAAACAAAAAACTAAAGAATTATTCAATAACGATTTCAAAGGTTTTGATATTAATGTGGGGGATAAAAAATTTAAGTATAATATTGTTAATCGTGATAAAGTTGCTGAAAACCAATCAAACATTAATAACCTAATCGGGAAGTTCCTAGATGCAGAAGGTAATGTTAAAGATACAAGTGGTTATCATAAGGCTATGTACGCTGCTGAAAATGTAGATAAAATTGCATCTCATTTTTATGAACAAGGAAAAGCTGACGCTGTAAAAGAAGTTGTAAATAAGTCAAAAAACTTAAGTGATACTCAAGCGAGATCAACTCAAGGAGACGTATTTATAGCGGGCATGAAAGTTAAATCTATTTCTGGTGCAGATTCTACAAAACTAAGAATTAAAACTAAAAAATTTAACTAATAAAAACTTAAAATTATGAGTTTAACTCCACAATTTGGTAGTATTGTACCTAGTGCTGTTCAACAACCATTATCAAATAACTATTTAGTATTTGATAGTGCTGCTGGTGGCGGTACTTTTGCAAAGCAATATTTACCAGAAATTTACGAACAAGAAGTAGAGCGTTATGGAAACAGAACGTTATCTGGCTTCTTAAGAATGGTTGGCGCTGAAATGCCAATGACATCTGATCAAGTAATTTGGTCTGAACAAACAAGATTACACATCGCGTATGAAAACTGTGATTTACCAGGTGCTACAACAATTGATGTAAACCCAGGTGGTTCTGCTGATATAAGCAATGTAGTTTCTATTAATGATACTGTAGTTGTTATGCAACCAAGTTCAGGTTTAGAAGCAAAAGGTATTGTAATAAACAGTGTTGGTTCAGTATTAACTGTTACTTTATTTGCAACTGGTACTACTTTACAAGGTGTATTTGGTGCTGCTGCTGCTGATCTTAAACTATTTGTTTACGGTTCTGCTTACCAAAAAGGAACTTCATTAACTAACGCTGCTGGTGGTGTTAATTCTACCAGAGTTTCAGTTGAGCCTTCTTTCAAGCAATTTTCTAACTCACCAGTTATTATCAAAAGCCAATATGTAATTAATGGTTCTGATATGGCTCAAATCGGTTGGGTTGAAGTTGCAACTGAAGATGGTGCTTCTGGATACTTATGGTATTTAAAAGCTGAATCTGAAACAAGATTAAGATTTGAAGATTACTTAGAAATGGCTTTAGTAGAAGGTGAGAAAAACACTAATGCTGGTGCTGGTGATTATCAAGAAGATAAATTACCAGGTACGCAAGGT